ACCGGCACCTCCAATGCTGGCAATGATTCAAATGATCTTTCAAGATTGAGTAACTGACTTTCGGAGGCCAATCGGTAATTAAATTCATAATCAAACAGATCGTCAGCAGTTGATCCGACAATCTTTGAACTCGCTAAAACGATTGATCGTACAGCACCATCTTCGCCAACCAGGTAACGGCGTCCGGAATAGAAAAAGTCTTCAATCCACCGGCTTTCATCGACAGTCAGGAATCCAGTTGACTGTTTGATTTCGCGTTTCTTATCGGTTTGATATTCCTGCAGGGATTCATCGCCCATTTCAGCAATCAAATGCTCCAGCTTTTTATCATCTTCAGCGCTACCGGTGAGTGATACGGAATCAATGCCTCCCATCGTATTGGCCCAGATAAATATCTTTTCTTCGTCATCTGAATTTCTCAGACAATATCGTTGCACATAACTTAACCGGGTACCGGCAAGATCTTCAAACCACACTTCCCATGCAATTGGGTTTTTCTTTACGAATAGCGAGTTGACCGAAGCCCAGCTCACATCAACAGCCAACAACTTACCGGCATCGAGCGCGGTAAGCAGCATCGAAGCATCAGTATTGTCCTGATAGTAGGCTTTTGCCTTCAGGTTTCGGGCTGCATTGGTATAAACTGTCAGCCATTCGGGTTGATGCTGCAGTATCTGTTTGTCCTGGATCTGCCAGGTAAGAAAATGCTCATTTACAAAAACGTTGGCCATCGATCCAAGTTCAAGTACTCCACCCTTGATCACGCGGAATGCGACGGCGGTACCGTCAATTGTCGCGGTGAAATCAGCAAAGCCGGATGATTGTTCAGTGATCAGGTTTGTGCCTGGTAACGTAACCGACAGTACTTTGTCGATGATTAATCGAAGGTCGATTTCGACAATATTGCCTGCACCGGGCTGGTAGACTTCATTCAAGATTTGTTCAGCTCCCTTGTTCAGCTGCAGTGCGACAGCCACAGTGGAGGTGACAACAAACTTTTTGAGGTTCCCTGCAAAAGATAGTGAATCGGGTTGTTGAACAATTACACTCATTTATTTGATTTTTCTGCAAGGTAGCGTGATGGGGCAGTGTATTAAAGGACATAAAGGTGACGTGGAGTAGTGGCGAAAAAACCCGCTGCGAGTGGCAACGGGTTGTGATGTTTTAAAAATTCAGAGCTATACGGTGTAAAGATCCGCTTCAATGGGTGATATGCCGTTTTTACCAATATCGAACTTGAGCGAATTAACCAGGTAGTTGACTGAACTGATATTCTGAATTTCTCCCCAATTGAAGTTTGCGTAATCAAGAACCGATAAGATGAAGGATTGACGCTTAGGTTTGCGTCGGATCATCCAATCCTGTTCGTCTTTTGCTAACTGTTCAATGATGCTTTTCGCTCCGGATGTCCGCATAGAGATACTACCTTTGTCAACCTCGTCAAGTCCATATGCATCACCTGATATCACCGGATAAAAAACGGAGACACGCGGATCCTCGGCGTTCGCATAAACTTTCATTCCCCAATTGAATAAAAATACGAGTGGAGTATCTTCATACTTGCTGCCATTGTACCAAACATCGACGAGGTTATTCATCTTCTGATTAATTTCAGGCATTTCGATATTGATATCCCATGTTTTAGTAATTGTAACCGGCCCTGTAACGGTTATTGATTTCGTAACTGTCCGTGTTTCTTGTCGCTGTCCGACTACTGTAGCATCAATACTAATCTTTTCTTCACCACCGGCAACTACTAATGGCTGATAGTTTGCTGCGTTCTCCCATTTATACACGTTGGGAGATCCTGAATTTTCTTTTGGCTGTAATACGGTTACATAGTAACGTCCGGTTGAAGTAGTGCGGTACACATATGCTGTTGTGATGCTGCTGGCAGCCGGGATCTCAGCATAATTAGTTACTATTATAAGTATTTTAGAAATTACAGTATGCAGAACCAGCGGTTTATCAATTGGCGATACTATTAAATCGGATGTAGAATCCGCATATCCAATCGTGTAACCATCTTTTGGTATTGACATGATTGGGATCTCTTTTAATGCATTGCCATTTAATAATGTACTTATTTCCGGATTTCTGAAAACATCTCTCACCAATTTGATTGATGCTGTACGCAGACGATCATTAGTGACTATCACTATTCCAAATTGCCGTATAACTTTCAAAAAATCACGCACATTAATTTGTGAAAAGGAAAATTGGTAATTTGTATTGTATTTTCCCCATGCGTTATTAAAGGATAATAAGAACCAACGATTTAAATCGGTGATTGTTGACATATCATCACTTTCCAAGGTTAAGCCAAGCATCTCAATGATGCGTTTCAGAATATAACGGACATAGAAATTGTAAGTAATTGTATTGCTTTTACCGTCTGAAAGATCAACCAGTAAACTGGTAGTTGGGTCAAATGCATTGATATAATCCGGAATAACCCATTCGCCTTCCTGATCGGTCCAGGCTTTATTGTTGTAAAATGGTGCACATACATAGTCACTTTCTCCATACTTCTGATACAGTGTACCGGTACGTCTTGCTATTACATTTTCGGCTGTAAGTGTATCGGTATTTTCAATTCCAAATTCAAGATCTTGCAATTTTTTTGTTTCTGCAAGTTTTACGAACGATGTCTTTGCGCTCCGGAGTACAATAGGGAATGCGTCATCTATTACATCTCCTTGAGCAATCGCCTCACCTATTAATATCTGTATGCCATCTACATACAAAACAGCATCCCAAATAAACGTTCGGGTAACATTCTGTATCCTGGCAGCATGTTTAAGAATTCCCATGTTCGGGATATATGGAATTGTGAAGGGATACGAAAAAGCTCCGATTTCATTAAAATACGGGTTGTTTGCGGTAACTCCGATCTTTGTGTCCGGGAACAGCGCCACCGGTTGTCCGTTTAAGGTTAGTTTTATCATTTCGTCAATGCGTTGAACTTGTTGATATCAGAGATTGATTCGTCGATGCCACCGTGACCGAATTTGTTGACACTTGCTTTGATGCCTGCTTTGAGTTGATAATTTAACTCTTTGATAGCAGATATTAATTCCGGATCTCTCCCTGAGATTCCTGATGATGGGATTCCTGATGATTGTGAAGCTGGAGACGCGTAACCCCCGGACTGCCTTCCAGCTTGACCAAGCATTGCCGGCAGATTCAAACTGCGTATTGTTCCTGACCGCTGGGCAATGTCAATAATATCAAGAACAGGTTTGATCGTTGGATTCCGCACTGCAGGCCCTGAAGCAATAAACTCATTTGCATGATATACGCCAACCGGTGTGGAGTCGTTTGAATCACTGTCTGCATATCCTCCTGATTGTTTGCCTTTTTTGCCACCTCCAAGAATTATTGCTTTTGCGGTTCCAAATGCTGCTTTCATCAGAACAATTTTAGCTACAGCGCTGGCTACCGCAACAGGATTCCATGCATTTCCAATAGCCTTTAGTGTTGTTTCCGTAATTTGCATTATTAGAATCTTCTCAAGGGCATCAAGTGCCATCACCAAAGTATTTTTCAAGAACTGTCCGAAGTCTTGCTCCTGCGACATTAGTGTATCTGCAAATGAGTCTCCAACACTCCCGGCAAGATCGAGGTATGATTTCGCGCGTTCCTGATTTATATCGATCTCTTGTTTTTTAATTTCATCTAATTCATTGATTAAGTCATCTACTGATTTAATTGTTTCCTCAATTTGACTTACAACAGTTTCCTGTTGTGCTTTTGCTTGCTCATCATACTTTTTTGCAAGATCTTCAATTACCGTATAAGCATCAGCTTGTATTTTGATTCTGGCATCTGCAATTTCAAGTTCAATTGATGTTGTGTCTTGTTTTTGTAAAATCAACAATTGTTTTTGCGCCTCAAGATGAGCTAAGGAGGCCATCTCCATTCTTGCTTCATACTCTTCTTTTGCAAGACCTTCGTTGAGATAAGCATTTTTAATAATCACTAAACGATCATCGTAGGCAGCTTTTAATTCTTCAAGCGCGGTCTTTCTGACGTCCTTTTCCTTTTTTAGGGCATCCTTTTCCTTTTTTTCTCTTTCTTTTTTCTCTTCGGGGGTTTCAGTAGGTTTTCCGCCATTCCCACCACTGCCCCCGGAAGGTTTCGGTGGTGGTATATAATTACTGGAAGTATCATCATTGAGTGATAACTTTTCTATTCTTAATTCTTCAAGTCTGGCATTTATGTTTTTCTGTTTTGAGGATGCGTTTAATTGGTTGTATAAGAATGGTCTTGATACAGCATTCCAAACTTTGGTTCCCACACCTGGTTCACCTCCAATTCCGGCATTGAGCGAACTTTCTTCTTTCTGAATCTCTACCATTCGGTCGAAATTGGCCTGTGCCTTCGCTTTTTTCTCAAGGCTTAATATATACTGTTTCACTGCTGTTGTGGCCTGCTCAGTGTTGATCTTTTCGAGTGTCAACCCTCCCAGGTATTCGGGTGATATCAGGTTGATTTTGGCCATTGCTTCCTGACGTGCAACCTTCGAAAGCGCTTCATTTTGTGCTACTTTCAATAACTGCTGCAATTCGACCCTTTCGCTTGCAATGTTTTGCTGAGCCGTTACACTGATTTCATTGATCGATCTTTGAGCCACTGCTGCAGCATCCGCACGTTTGGTATAGGCAAACATCGCGATCCCTGCCGATGCAATAAACGAAGCCAGTAATATAAAAGGGTTTAGCTTCGTGACCGTATTAAACAGTCGCATGGCTGCAGTTGCCCTGGTGAGGTTCCCGGTAAACAACGCCTGCGCTGCCGATGCCAGGATAACAGATCCTTTCTGTGCCACATCCCAGAATACTTTCAATTTTGCCATAACAGCATAAGCGGCTAAAGCTGCGGTTAGCGGTATCAGGATGGCCCTGTATTCAATGGCGATTTTCAACAGTTCGGTGCCAGATGTGATCCCTCTTGTGATTAGCGGTGCAATTTTTTCACCAAATTCGAGGTAAAGATTATTGATTCCGTTTTGCGCCTGTGCCCTTCTTGCAGCCTCATTGTCGGTGTTTTTTGCTGCCTGTTCAATTGCGATGTTTGATCCTGTAACTGCCCTGGTATATTCATCCATTTTGCCTCGGTTCAGTACTAATAGTTCACCCATTTTAGAATGCTCTTTCAGGAAAATGTCCGTTGCAGATTCGCCTGAAGCATATCTTTTTTCAAGTTGATCGAGAGCAGTATTCAGATCAAACACCCCGTTCACATAACCAATTTGCTTTTGCTTCATCGTGAGCAAAACCTTATCGAAACTATTACCGGCCTCCGATGCTTGTTTGTAAAATGGTGCAATGGATTCAATGGCACCTGCCCATTGCTCAAGCGGAATTTTCATCAGGTTCGCTGTCGTTCCCGATTTCTCCATAGCTTCGGTCAAATAGGGTATTTCTCCCGCGCCAACCATTGACCCTGCAGCTAAAACATTGATAATACGTCTGCTTTGATCAGCAGCCATATCGAACTGATTTAGTGTCATGGTTAAACCTTCAACAGCAGGTTGAAGCTCACTTTTTGCAGCTGCTGAAAGTATAATAGCTTCCTGAGAAACACTTGCCAAATCTTCTTTTACTTTTAATAACTCAGGTCGCTGACTACCAACCTTTGTATAAGCATCCACGATAGATTCTGCTGATTGTGTGATGCGAACATTACCTTCAACCGTTGAAACTGAAGTTTCTTTTGCTTTTTTGCTAAGCCAATCAAGTTGTTCGCCTTCCAACCCGGTTAATGCAGAAAGATTATCAACGCGCTCTTCGAATTTTACATACGACTGATCAGCCGTGGAAAATATGTTTTTCAATCCCAAAGCAATAGCTGCCAATCCAAAGGCGGGTAATAATTGTGCAGCTGTATCTCTCAGTTTGCCCAATATCCCTGTTTGCTTAGTGGCAACACCCGATATCCCACTCAATTCGGCACGCAATAGTCCCAGGTCTTTTTGTTTGGCTGCATACTCTTCAGTCCCGCGTGTCATTCCTTTCATCTGGGCAATCACCGCCTTCTGTGCTTTTTCCAGATCTTTCCAGCTTACCTTATTGATATTCATTAATACACTCTGCACATCAAACGATTCCTTTGTAACGCTTTTTTGAACAGACTCCACCCGGCTTAATTCATTTCTAAGCTTATTGAATTTCACATTGTCACCTGCCTCCAGTGCGTCGTTGAGATCTTTTCTGAGATCCTTCGCTTTATCTGCCAGTGCTCCCAATGCAGCTTCAGCCTGTTTGCCATCGAGATAGACGGTTGTCCTTGCAGTTTCATTTTGTGCCATCGTCGGTAATATTTGTGATGATTGTTAATTGGGCTTTGTATTCATATTTACTTCGCAGGATTACGCCGAGCTGTTTTACCTGGCCAAAAAACACTTTCGAATACCAGGGCTTTTTCTTTCTGGTTCCCGATCCGGCTTCACCTGCAGTTACACCGGTTCCGACTCCCATATCACTGAACTTGCCATAGTAGTTAAATGCAAATTCAATCTTATCGGGGTCTCCATTTGCCTGTGTGAAAACATGGATGGCGAAGCTTTTGTAAAGATCACCAGTGTTGTGTATGCGAAGTCTGACAATCTTATTTTCCCAGCGCTCTACTACGATCTTTGCCCAGGCTTCAACGGTGAGTGAAAGGTTCGTATTATCGGCCATCTGTTAGATTTCAAAGTTTTCGTTTTTCACGATGAACGAAAATGAGTAGCCATAATATCCGTTGCCAATGGGTCCGAGTTTCGCGAAGTCGATCCTGCTCCGGTCGAATCCAAAAGCGATATCGCCAAATTCGCCGGCATCTTTTCCAAGTTGACTGAAGAATTTCTTTCCCAGGGAAAAGGTTACTTCCTGTGCGCGTCTCCGATCGGCACTATCGTTCAGTTTTGCCTTATCGAAAAAGTAAACGGTATTGTATTCGTTTGCAAAGTTTCCATTCTCCAGGTCAAGATATCCATCGGCGCTATCTTCAACTACCAGAACAGGTGTTGCCGGGCTGCGAAGGTTTTGCAACATCCCTTCCATTTCGGCCAGTCCGGAGCAGGCATATATTGCTTTTATTTCGGGCAATTGTGAAGCTCTGCTTTTAGCGTATTCAAGTGCGTCAAACATGACTTTGCTGATTTTCAAGTTTCTGATTCAGTTCATAGAATACCTCATGCACATGTGTGTGAAGGATCTGTTTATTTCGCGTTACATCACCATTGTTCAGCGAGGTAAACAACCGTAGGATGTGCTCATCGGGTGATGGTGCCGAAGTTTCGCCGGTGGTACCATCTCCAAACATGTAGGGATACTTATCGATGATCCATTTTTTTAATCCAGAGAACCAGATATACACAGCTGTTTTCGCGTGATTGGGAACCGAGCGCAGGATATTGACATACATCTTGTATTTGCGTTCATTCCATTTTTCACCAGGCTTCCGGTAGAATACGGCTATCAATTGATTCAGATCATCTACCCTTTTACTTGCTGAATAATTTGCATAGAGCTGATCAGCCAACAGGTATTCTTCGAGTGTGACACCAAACAACCTGGAATCAACTGGCGATAGTCCTCCGAGTTTTTCTGGCAGGCGACAGAGACCAACACTATCAATCAGCCAACGCAATTCATCCAGCAGGCTTTTCATTTCGTCAGCTGACAGCGAAAAGACTTCGCCGGCAGGATCCAGAAATTCAAAAAGCAATTCACCATCACCAGTTTCTAAACCATGTTTTACAGGTTCAATACCAGTGAAGGTGATCATACATCTGGTCAAAAATTCAGCTTCTGATAGTTGATCTTCGAACAATTTCGATACAAACAGGAGTTGCTCCGGTGTGATATCGTGCCATCCGGACGGGGCATGTAAATGTATTTCTCTCATAATCCTGCGAAGAATAAAGGTGAATCAGCATTGTTGATGGCTGTAACTTTTTGCGCTGCAAGCCAATTAATATAGATTTCGCTATCGCGGAACAATGGATATTTATCGGGTGAAGCATAAAGCAACCTTCGGACCCGCGAGAGGTACGACTGTGCGGTTTCTTCCTGATGCATCGTGAAATTGGCGAATGCAAACCGGAGGTGCTCGAGTATCGTTTTATTATCTGGAGTAAGATCTCCATCGCGCAGCTGCTCTACTACCTGATCGGATAATTCCTGACTGATCACCGGGGCTATCTTCAGGTTAATGGCGTTCAGCATTTCGGGCTTAAGCGCCATAAATTCACGACGGCTTCCGGGGTAAACCACATAACGCCGGAATTCTTTTACGGTTGTGAGATAGAGATTTGAAAGCAGGGTATAGGCGGGACTTCCTTTCCACTCATCGTGATAATCGACCGTTTCTTCAAGGTACTCAAGTAACGACTCGACCGCTTCATCCAGTTTCCGGTAGGTTGCAGATTGCAGCGCTGCAACTCGTGCCTGTGATGCCGGTGCAAGATTGGGATTACTCACCACTGCAAAACCTGATTCGTTTTCTACGAGGTCAAAAAACGGGATCCCATCGCCATATGCTTTATTGGCGACAATTGCCCTGGCATAGTTCAACAACGCTTCGTCCTCCTCGCTGATGATAAGAAAAAGTTCTTTTCCGGTGATCTCCTTTATTAGCCAGGCTTCAGCATCGGCAATGTATTTTTCATACTTTGCGAAGTCAGCCGAAACGATTGTGGGGATATACTGTTTTAAAACATCAATACTGCCAATGATTACCATAGCCTATTTATTTACAGCAGTTTCCTGCCCGGTTTTATTTTTATCGAGAGTTGTGAAAACAGGTTCTGGAATTGCAAAAACAATATCCTTATCCCATTTATTATAGAGCTTTATCAGCTCAAGCGGTTTCAACAGCCGATCTCTGAAGGGTTTCATCAGTGCTTGTTTAATCTGGAAGAGTTCCCGTTTATCGGTACCCGATTGGCTCCCGGAATTCTTCCCTGGTACTGATCCGATCAATGAAGGATGAACACCCATCGCATAACTGATGATATTGCTCACCTCCTCCGAATCTTCGAGGTATTCACCACCGGCAATCTCTGTTTTGAGCGGAACGATCTCGATGTATTTTTCTTCGGTGGAACTGGTGCCGGAAGCAATGAGTTTTTTCAAGGCCACAATTCCTTTCCCGGCATTCTTCTCACCGGCAAGGAAGTCACGAAAGCGGCCATACTCCAGGGCTTTTCTTGCTTTCATCGCTTCGACATTGGAAGTGTCGATGCCTTCATCTTTAAATATTTCAGTAAAATACTTATCAGACAGGTAAATGATATACTTTAATGCCAGCTGATTCTTTAGCAGTGCCTTCTTAAATTCGGGGATCATCATCAGGAAGTCGTACCATCCGGACAGAAATATACTCCACCAGTACGGATCCTGATAATAGGTTTTGCCTGGAGTCGGGAAGTTGACCGGAACAATAAAACGCAGCTGGGAGTAACTGCCGGTACTTATCCTTGATACAAGATCCTGGTATGGGTTATAATTATTGAGAACATCTGACTCAGCAATCGTCGCTTTATTCGCTCCATCGTTCCACTTTGCAGAATAGTAGTGCTTTGTGATACAACCTTTTTTAGGATCCATAACACCCCACCTGGAGAATGCTGCCTCCTTACTCCGGAGTGAAACGATTTTACGCTTATCACCGCTCAGAATGATCTCCGGAAATACATTGTAAAAGTGATGCATGTCGGAGAGTTGTTCCAGGAAGAAACCGTTGATATCGTTTTGTGCAAAGAAATCAACCACTTCGCCTTCATAGATCTCCTCATAACATACCAGTTTCTTCCCCTCAAGAATCCTGCGCATGGGTTTGATACCCTGTCCGTAACCAGATTGTATATTAAACAACAGATTCGATTGTACAATTTCGCTCTTTTTGGCTTTCTCAATAATGAGCTGTGGCATATCGTTGGTTGATCCCCAGGGAGAAATTGTATAGCCATCAACCGATACTGGCTTCAGGTCTGTTGCTTCTGAAAACATTTCACGGCTCGATTCCATCGCTATGATAGCCTTCGCTTCAGGGAGGTAGGTAAAACCACCAATCTCTATAAAATTATCACTCATAGCGTAACCTCCTCTCCATTGAATTCGATAACCGAAAGCCGGCGCACTTTACGGATCTCTTCACTGTCGCAAAACTTCAGGTTCATTGTCCGGCCCGTAGCGTGGAACGAAGTGCAGATACAGCGCGGACCATGGATAATGGCACCGCTCTTCTCAACGAACTTGATTGAGAATTCGCCGAGTTCTACTACCTTGTGTAATTGTGAAATGTGCAGCATAGCTTATCTTTTTTTATTGCAAGATAAACCGTTCGCACAGCGGGTTAAAGGACAATGCAGAGAGGTTGCTTCGCTTCGCTCGCAATGACAACATTGCTGCGCTCGCAATGACAGGGCGAAAAAAACCCGCCTTTTGGGGAGACGGGTTTAGTGAAATATGCAAAAATAAAGAACAGGTATTAATCAATTTCGTTTGTGTCAATAAAATATCCCCAACAGGTGAACTCATCACCATGGAACATCTTCAGATAGTTTTCGCAATCATCAAACCCCGTCATCAATTTTTCATCTTTATTGTCACGAATGAAATGAATATTGTCAAAGTTCATCTTTGCCTGTTCACAGATACGGCGAACTTTGGCCTGTAGTGGTTCTGATAATTCACTGGCCTTTAATTCTTTTACGGTTTGTAAGTCTATTGTATTCATGGTTATACGGATTTATGGTTTCATTAAATCTTTAAGACTACGGTTAAAAACGTTTATGTATTTAATTGTATCGAGGACTTCGGTTATCTGCTTATCAGTGCACCATTCAGTGTATAGAATCAATTGTGATATAGCATTGTTTATTTCATCACGAGTCTCTTTAATGAGATCGTTATCACCATTCTGCATTGAATCTAAAAAGGCAATTGCCTCCTCTGTGAGAACCACACCATTGATTATTGTAGCTGTTTTTGATTCGCTTTGTGATTTTCTCATGGCTTTCTTAAATTGTTTACGTTATCGCGGTGATGGCTTAGGTTATTCATGATCAGAATGATTTTCCCATTATCGGGATTATCCAGATCATCAAGGCAACTGGCAAGGAAGCAAACCGCATCGGCAATATCAACACGCATGGCGTCAAGATCTTCATTGTCTTTCTTCTGAAGGTTTTGCAATTGGGTAATAGCATCCATGGTAAGGGTAACACCTTCAATCTCTACCGACATGCTTGGTTTTGTTCCTGAATTTTTCATATTTTTGTGGTGTTGAATTTTTAATGAGTTGAAAATTTAAACTTGCCCCCGGTTAGTGTTGATAGCACTGCCGGGGGTTTTTGATTTATCGATATTTCTGATCAAAGTGGATACATCCAAAGTTTTCACCTACTTCAGCAAAATAAGGGTGCAGATCGTCCTCGGAACAATCAGTTATGGTACTATTATTGGAAATTAATCTCTCTATTCCCATTATCATACATATACCTTTGTGTTCGCCTTCCTGATTGTTATAGTGACCACATTCTTTGCAAGTATTCATTGCTTTTCTTCCTTTCCTTTTTGTGAAAATAAATCTTCCATTGTCTCCCTGAATTTGTTCTTTGTGGCGTTACTTCTCCGACTTTTCGCATTGATCAATTTCTGATCAATTAACAGATATTCCAGAAAGTCAGGATCCCGTTTTGCAAGTTGGGTTTTTAAATCATCTTGTTTCGCTTTTAATATTACGGTTTCGCTTATGGACTCTTGAATTTCTTGGGCAAATCCAGAAATAAGTTGATCAATGGTTATATATACCCAAACTTCAAACTTTGGACTTAACCATGCAGCAAACTTTAAAGCCAAAACACGGTGCATCCAAGTGCCAGATTTTTGACTAGAAACTATCAAGTCGTCTCGTTTTTCAACAATTAAATAACGGGAATTCCCGTTATTTAAACACTCTAAAATGAAATCTTCAGTGTTCTGGCTTGCTAAAAAATCACTCATTCTTTTGTTTGGAAACGCACTCATCATTTCGGTTGCATTTACCATCATGTTTTTTCCTTGACGGAGATCAAACTCGATCTCAACATCACCAAAATTAAATTTTTGAATATTCATACTTTGAAGTATTAATTAATAATGGCACAAATGTACATTATAAAACAATACAATGTATCACAAAATAATTTATTTTTTTAATTATTTTGCATATCTTTGCAATCAAACATTTTATAATGAAAGAAAATATATCATTACGTCTGGACTCAGAGCTTATTGAGTTTCTTAAAAGAGAAGCAAAGGATGATTTTAGGAATGTAAATAACTACATTGAAATGATCCTGTTAAAGCACATGCAAGAAAAGCAATCAACAGAAAAACCCGGCGAATGACCGGGTTTTTTATTGGATACAACTATGGTGATCAGCCCCACAGTTGCCTTGGTGAGCAAGGTGACTGAAGTTAAATAATAAACGGGAATTCCCGTTTATTCTAACCACTATAAACGCGGAATTCCGCGTATTCAAACCGGAGATTGCCGGAATGAAATAACCCACATATGGGTTATTCTTTTTAAAAACGCTTGTATATATAGCGTATTTGTTATATATTTGTAATCTAATAATCCAAATAGAATATGAAATGGTCGGAATTAAAACGCAAGGCAATGAAGAAGGGGTGGTACTTAATAAGAAATGGCAAAGAGCATGACATTTACGGGCACCCGGATACGAGTAATCAAATACAAATACCAAGGCACGATGCTCACGAAGTTAAAACAGGTCTTTACAATAAACTTAAAAAGCAAATAGGGTTGTAAAATCCTGTTTGCCAGATAAAAATAAAAGATAAACATGAAAACAACAGCATTAATCGAGAAGGGGAAAGATGGTACCTTCGGTGTATTTACACCAGACTTAGATCATACCATCATCGGCGAAGGCAATACAGTTGCTGAATCGAAAACCGATTTCGAAAACTCTGTAAAGGAAATGCTTGCATCGTATTCCGAACGCGGAATAGAGATGCCAGCCGAATTGAATGGCGTCGAGTTTGAATATAAATATGATATCTCTTCGTTGTTCAATTATTACAATTTCATCAACGTCAGTAAGTTTGCACAGGTAGCAGGTATCAATGCCTCACTGATGCGCCAGTATAAGACGGGCAAACAATACATTTCCGAAAATCAGGTTTCTAAAATCGAAGAAGCCTTTCATAAAATGGCCAATGAGTTTGCAACTATCAAACTGATCTGATATTAGATTGTTCTATATAACAGAAAACCCCGGCGCATGACCGGGGTTTTCTGTTTTAAATACCTGTGTTTGAAGGTTTATTTTCGCTTTATCGCAAAGCCTGAAATGATATATCCATTAATACTAGTCGGGTTCGAGATGCCTAAATAGGGAAAGGCGCTTGGTTTAACTTCAAAATTAACCAGCGCATCGGCACCCATCTTTTTACATTGTTCATACATCCCTCCCAAAACTTCCTGTAATGAAATATAATTAACCTTCCATTCTTTCAGAAAAATAACAGCTGATGCTCCAGTGGTTTTCCCAAATTCGGGATTCGGAATACTCGATGTCTTAACATACGTTGCACCTGGATAAACTTCGTAACGTACAATGCCAATCGAATTATATTCACCCATGTACTTTTCGGGAGTGATGAAAAACCCTTTTGCAGTGTATGTTGTGAAATCAATCGAATTGAAGTTCTTAATTTCAGCAATTTCCTGAAGTTCATCAAGCTTTGCTATTTTAAACGCAGTGGTACAACCCGATAAGAGAACAATAATAAATACGTAAAACAGTAGTTTTTTCATTTTGTTGATTTTAAGTTTATCCCACAAACTTAACAAAAAACTTTTACAGGTCAAAACCAAAACCCGACTGTAATTACCAGGCAACCGCCAGCAATTTCCATCCGTCAAAATACGTTTTTCCCGGTATCACGGCATTCCGGTGAATAAAATGCTATTTGTCTAATATTCTGTTATGTAGTATTGACAAACACCCCGTTTTTTCCCCCTTTCAGACGGAAGACCCCGCCCCGCCCTGTCCGGATATGTCATTACTTTATACATAATATTACGGTATATGCCTGGCTGCTTATGATTATTGTATGTCGATTACATCGTGCAAATGATCGCAAACAAGCATGTAATTACATGGTTGATGTAATCACATGATGATTGTTACGTATGTATAAGGGATTGATTACTTAGCTATTGTATCCATGAGCTGCCAAGCCCGCCACCTACACTACCTTTGACAGGGTAGAGCATCATGCCTATCATCAATGTATCAAAGGCATCAGTACCATCGGTGCGATGTTCCAACAGGCTTTCCTCTGTCTCCTTGTTCTTCTCCTCAGACTTATCCTTCTGGAAGCCATACCTACCAATGCGTACACCTGCATGTTGCAGACCTAATACCAGGGCTTCATTGTTAGGCTGATTGATCTGTGGCATCAGGTACTTCTGTCCTTTGAATGCCTGGTCAAAGATCAGGTACTTTTCGTTGTGGCGTAATGGGTTGCCTATGTGCTGCCTGTTTACTGTCCATCTGTTCTTCTCGAACTGTGAGCAGATAACAGATGCAAAATCTTCATCACTTACTGCATAGTTGCTGCCCAGCGCTGTATTGTCATAGTAATAGACCACCTCTTTCGAGTGATGGAAACGATAGTACTTACAGAAGTCATCTACTACCTCACGTAATTTACGCTCATACTTCACATAGAATGATTTGATTACTTTAACCTTCGACCATGATGGCTGTCCACATACGAGCCAATTGATATCAGAGTTATAATCGAATGCAACCCTGATAGGGTCATCCAGATCTAAGTCTCCATCCTGCCGGCAGTCGGGTTCTTTGATCTTATCCAGATCATAATCAAGATTAAGCAGGTATGAGTTATCGTATGCAGAATACATATGCCTGGTCTCTGATAATGCGGGATAAAACCCGTCCTTCAGCTTCCCAGGGCGAATGCAAAGAATAGAAGTTTGGAATACAAGGGGAGGGAGATCCCGCTTCATTTGCTGGATATACTTCTTTCCCAATAGTTCAATATTTTCAATAGATGAACATTCACGGTAATAGACAGCGATGCTCCGGAACTGTGCGAGCTTCAGCTGATATTCCCTGATCATTCGCACAGTGTAGGTATTTTGTGTTTGTAATTTAAGTCTGAAGATCTCTCTTACCAGGGATTGAATCATATGGATTAACTCCGGGTCCATCTTATCAGCATAGTTCAGGAACCATGATCCTTTCTTGGTCGTTGGCATATCTGAGATAAACAGCATGCTATTTAACCAGGGACAACTGGCCCAATCTCCTTTAAATCCACCATTAGCCGGAAAAGTCTCATCCTTTAATTTATCGAAGTTCAGGAACTTTGCTTCATCACCCATTACGTACTGAAGCGTGAGTGAGTTGGATGATCCCGGAATATCCTGCGAAATCAAATATTGAACAGATCCGTTATACCAGGATACAACATGGTCAAAGGAAACCGGTTCCCGGACAGGTTTCTTAAAACCTGCTGATTCGGGCGGTTTTCTGCCAACAAAAAAATGAACATTACGACGAAAACCCATATCTTCGAGAGCGGTCAATGTTCCAGGGAGTGTCCGGGTAAGGATCTGCTGAAAAGTGGAACCGACAATAGCTCCTGCACTCCGGGGCATATACTGAAGATTTCGAAGTAACCATGGAGCTGCTATGCCGTGTGTTTTCCCGATTCTACGTCCCCCAACAAATACAGAAGTGTGAGCAGCTGTGTATCTAAATTCCAGTTGCGGATCGTTATAATAGATCTTTTTAGTTTCAATCGTTTCGCTCATGATCTACCTCCTCATAGCCAATATCTTCAATATCAATTTCACCTTTGTATTTTTCGTACATCTTTCGGATTTCCTCTTCTTTATTGGCAAGCGGTTTCACCTTCAGAACCGTCACATCGTTGGTTGGCTCAATTGATGTTGGAAGGATCTCTTCCCAGGGATATTCAGTTGCATCTTCTTTGTCCAGTCTGTTATATTTACCCAAAACGTTTGTAGCCAGAATTACCTTTTTCCAGTCGCCGGTTAATTTACATGCTGCAATGGCTTCTTTCAGGGTTTCATTGATCAGGTACCTCATCCACTCTTTGCTGGCATTGCGAACGTTCCCAAGTAAAACCCTGATATTGGCAATATCGCAATAAGCCTGTGTCGTTGATATTCCAAATTCATTAACCAGGTAATCGCGCAACTTGATGTCGGGAATAGACGGGTTTTCGAGTGATTGAGCATAGGCAGCCCGGTAACGCTTCAGCTGGTCACATTCAACCGGCGTAAGATGCTGCTGTTCGTCGAAATCGTTGAACAACACATCGTGAAACTTATCGAGATTGGGTTTTCGGCTCATTCAGGGTTTTAATAGCAAAAGAGCCGATAAGATAATTATCAGCTCTTTCGAATTTATCAGACAGGATATCAAACACATCGTGTGAATGTTAACCCAATTCAGTTTCGTCGATGACGCCATGTTTGGCCAGTTTAACCAGCGTTTCAAGACTGATATCCGCTTTCTTCGATCTCAGAAATGTTACCCTGGTACGAAGATCAAGTTTCATCTTTTCGTGCTTCTCATCTTTCAGCGTTTCCATTTTAGAGATATTGCGTGAAAGGTAGGTCCTGGCAGCATTGATCTGTTTATACTCTTCCTGCTCTCCGGTTGCTGCCACTAAATCATCAGCCGATATTTTCCCTGCAGCCCAGTCATCAATGATTTTCCAGTTGGCAGTGATACCATCATCAAGCGTGTCGATGATAGCCCGTTTTTCGGCCCGTTCCTCGTCGGTTTTAGCGAGCTTCATCTGTTCGTGGAGCGTACGCATGTTTTTATAACTGGCAGTGTTCTCGTCGTACAGCTTTTTAAGCTCTTCCGGAAGATCATCATACTGAACTTTGCCATCCTTGATGATCCGTACCTTCTGCTCTGCAGTGTCGATTACATTGCCGGCATCGGTAATTCCGTTTACTTTCTCCCCGGAAGATTTAACCATCTTCAAAATCGGACCTATCGGCATAACCGGAGCATCCTTCAGTGTGGGCCGGTCGCTGATCTTTTGAAGCTCATACGTCAGCTTCAATAAATCGTGTTTCCGTGCCAGGTATAACGCAAGTGCCCGGTTGTGCGAGAATCGTACAAACAAGACATAACCGGCTTCAAAATCCTTTGTTTCAGAATCCAGCCAATCTTTTATTTCTTCATGTGGTGTCATAATCACAGTTTTAAAAACAAAACCGGAGCGTTGGCCCCGGCTTTATTTTAATTGATAGTGTCTATACAGTGGGGGTAAATACGCCGGTTTCAATATCAAGTGAGCCTTCTGCTGTTACCAATGCACCGACATAATTCGGGAGCGGGGTAGTGGCAGGGGCTGTTACCTCGATGGTAATACCCTTTGCGGATCCGGGTGCATCGCCTGAATCGCCTTTTACAGTTACTTCAAGGTCATAGTTTTCGTCTCCAAGTACAATGTACCGTTTTTCACTTTCGTGAGGAAGGGGCACAATAAAAATGACATTTGAGTTGATAGCTGATTTCGCCAGGCTTTTGGCCTCGTTGCTGATATCAGGAAATTTGAATGTCCCTTTGTTGTTGAACATTTTACAATCCTTTTCTCCAATTGGTTCAAAATCAACTTTCCCTTTTCCCTGGGTTGTGTAGAGTCTATTCCACTTTTTACCTACTACAAGTCCAAAGTCACCTGCTAAGGTAACGTTATCAGTAGCAGTTAGCGGAGCGCCAATAATTTTAGGCCAGGTAATAATGAAGCTCTTGTCAATAAAGTAAACTTCAGTCTTGATGCCAGACGGGTTTATTTTCCCGGCTGGCCATAATAGATTTTCGAAGATCATATTTCAGAGATTAAACTGAGTATTTCATTACTTTCATAAACCTCTTGTCAAGAGTATCGAAACCAACACCATAATAGGCCATCATAAAGAACTGAACCATTTTTGGGTTGTCGCATTCGCGGATTTTAACATCCTCTTTGTCGCTGTCCTGATCGCAACCAACAAGCATATTGCCTGGAAGTGTAAAGATTAACTTATCAGTACCCTCCATATTGTCAAGAGGAACAAAGTTACATCTATTGTCAGATCCAATCAGCGTCCTTTGAGTAAAGTCGGTATTCCATGGAGCATGACCAAATTCATTAAAAAAACCATCTTCGTACATTTCAAGAACTGAATATGGAAGATAAAGATTTGGGCGTTGCTTTTTCAGCAAAGGATTTAATCCGCGCCATGCATCCTTTAATACATCTACAACATTAACGGAAGTAATAGCAGTCACCGATACATCGACATAGTTACCTTTTGCAGTAGTAAGTTCTCCTGCTGTGATTTTGGCAGCCAATTGAGTGGCCCAACCATTGAACAGATCGGCAGAGGTAGTGCCAACAGCATTACGTACTGCGGTGAAAGATGCATCGTATAATGCTTCACCAACTTTCTTTGCCATCTCTAAAGCAACCATTTTCGCGATTTCGCGCTCGGTAGGTTTTTTGTTGGTCATTTCGGTGTAGAGCGTACCAAGGATCACGTTCGGGTCGAACTCTTTAACCACATCACCCAGGAATGTTGACCATTCATAAGGAACGATGGTAGTGTTGTCCGTCGCATCTTTGGCAGTGCGGTAAGGTCTAAGCTGAGCATCGGTGTCTAATGTTCCACCGACTACTGTGCCCTGAATGCCTTGTCTAAGCGTCATGTATTGAAGCATGTCGCTTAATACAGCTACCGGCATGGTAAGAAGTTCCTTCCTAAACTGTTTGCCGGCGTCGATTAATGCTTGATTGATATTTATCATTGCTCAAAAAAATTAAGATTTCTTTAAATGTTCCTGGCATGCACTTAAGCGGTCCCAGAAGGTTGTTTCACCTGATGCGCCTTTATCGGTGTCCACAATTACTTTTGCAGTTCCGGCACCGGCAGCGCCTTCGAGTTCAGCCACGCGGGCTTCGAGTTCCTGAACACGGCCATTAGCCGTTCCAAGTTCGGTCGTGCGCTCAGTAAGATGGTTTCGCTCTGCCTCTGCACTCTCAAGTGCAGTCTCAACAGCCAAAGCCATCTGATCAGTGAGCGCGATGGTGCCGTCAGCGCTCTCAAACGCTTCGACACCGGCTACTGTAGCAAGTCTTTTGTAACTCATATTTAAAATTTTGGGGGTATTTACTGAAGCGGAAGGTGCTGAAGCAAGTGAGGCAGCACGCTGGACGGCAAAATCGAGGTTTCCGATTGAATCGACAAACGATCCGATTGCGTCCTGGGCAAAATAAACCTTGCCGGTACAATGAGCATCGGTTATTCCCGGACGGTTGCCCTGGACTGTAGCAATAAACTTTTGTGCCAGCGGACCTAGTACTGTGTTTTTGTACTCCTCGTAATTACCGGCACGAAGATCTTCAAAGGTTTTTGTTTTGTCGGTTGACTGGGGAGCTGTGACAGTATGAAATTTCACACCCTTTGCTTCCCACATGGGCTGTGCATCGGCAAACGACATTAATACACCGATACTGCCAAGCTGTGCCGTTGAATTATTTGCAATTACCTCATTACAGCAACTTGCCAGCCAGTAAGCAGCTGAGCAAGCCATGTCTTCAACATAGGCAATAATTGGTTTTGAAATTCCTTTGATGATGTTTGCCAGTTCCTCTGTTCCGGATACTGTTCCACCAGGAGAATCGAGGCACAAAACTATTGCATCAATATCAGGATTTGAATCGGCACTCTGGATCCATCTGCCTACAGTTGCCATTCCTACTGGTCCGCAACTCTGATCATACTTGGTCAGACTTCCCTGAATGGGAATAATGCGAACGGTTTTGGTGGTACCCGATTTCGGATCGGCGTAAGCTGATGCCGATGGCTGCATTGGTTCAGATGCTTCAAATGCCATGTTCGGAGTGAACAGGCCGGCAATAAGCGGGCTCATCGTGTCGATGGCCAGGCTGTCGATTGCCCAGGGCTCGGAAAGAATAGATTTTATGAGCTGATAATTCAACATCTGAGTATCATTTTTTACAATGTTACTCTGGTGAATTGCCAATTTAAAGGACTTTTAATTTCAGGATATTAACGGACTCCCTTTAAATTTAAATGTAATTACCGCTTCATAACCGTTAAAGCCACCCGCTTTTCCATCGATGGTCCGGTTATACAATAACAGTGCTCCCAGTTTTGAGGAACCTATTTTGTGAACGCATCCGTTTGCATCGGTAGCCTGGTAAATGGCACGTCGCTGTGAGAGTGATAACATCAACCGGTCTTTTTCAGCATCACATTTGGGAATCCGGAACTGAAGTACGGCAGTATGAAGTACTCCCGCAAAGGATTTAGTTGTTTGCGCTGTCAGACTTGCCGAAAATCCGGTATAATCGATCGGCGTGAATAGTTCAACATTTGGAAAACGGAATTCTATTTTTATGATTACTGCGCTGTTCATTTTCTATCGGTTTTTCGATGATTATTGTTAACAATCTTGCAAAAAGTATCGGAACATTTATTTCGTGTGTAATATATTATTGGTATTCAAATATTTGACACTCTTTAAGGAGATCATTGAACCGTGTTTCTTCCACTTTACGCCGATATCGGTAGTCGATTTTCTTAATCATGTCGAAATTTGCGGAATTGTTCCGGTCATTCAGGCCCCGGAGAATCGCTTCGATGATTACCTTCTGCTGGTAGCCTTTTTCGTATCCTCTGTCAAAGCAGTTTTTAATCCAGTGTCTAAATTCGTATTCAATACCTTCCGTGATCTTCTGTTCTCCCCATCTGGAGACATGCAAAAAATGATACCGCAATGCAGTTTCATTAATATTATCCAGTGCCAAAATAAAGGTAATTGAATCGGCTTCGAAAGGCCGGACCATTGATCTGTCAAAGGCGATCACATTTGAGTGTATCAATTTTGCGATGTCGTGGTTTCGACGAAGGCGGATCTCTTTCTCATTGGGATCCGAATTAAAAACAAACCGGCAATAGGATTGCAGCAGCGGAGAAAGCGAGATGGTAATTGACGGACGTGTATTCATAGGAGTATAGGGTTTCACGGTTGATGAAAACCCTGTTTGTGGTGGGAACATGCGAAGATATGAAATTTTGCTTAAATAACAATAAAATAATATTTGTCTGGTGTTTTAGGATTATGAAAAATTGATACTGAAAAAACATACCCCATAGATTTTATCAAAAAATGGCTAAAATTTGTAACCGGCCCTGTTTTGCCCTTGCAACATTTTGATATACAGTGGTTACAAAGTTACAACTTGTTTTAGGGGTGTTTTGTAACCTATTGAAAAACAGTTAATTCAAAGGGGTGCAAAAACAGTGAAAGTTGTAACCGGAGCGGAAATTGGGAAAAACCGGAGGTGCTCTTCGGTTACAAATTCAAAAAGTTACAGTTTTTTTTTGAAGTTGTAACCAAGTTGTAACCCTGTAATTATTTGATTCTTCGTATATTATAAATAAAGTTACAGGTTACAAATATATATTGAAAATTTGGGGTTTAAGGGGGAAGGGCGACCCACCCAAACCAACTACTTTTCTAGTCCAAGTCTGTTTCGCTACATAATACCTGCTTGCGCACGCAATGATCATTCACGCGGTGTACCGGCCATGGCCGGTACGTATTAAAACAGCCTGACCCTTGCGGGATCAGGCTGGCTACATGATCGGATTGAATAGTGTTGGGTTAGTGGTACTGCCGACTAACTGCTTTCTTTACAGAGCCCCTCACAACCATATTTGCAGGGTTCGTTTGTTTTATAACAGATATCAACCTGCTTAATGGATATTGCAGGTATATCTACCTTTTTAATGTAATCTACTGGAAGGTCTGGAAGTCTACAGCCATTCTTTTCTTGCCAATCAATCATCTTAGCAGCGTGCTCTGCTACCATATTGGCCATCTTCTTATCACCACCACGATGAATTAGTTCTTCAGCCCAGAGTATCAAACATATCGGTGCCAACACATCTTTGGCCCTGAGTAGAAATACCGGTTCATCTTCTCCGATTTTTCCGGAAGGATCTTGAATCCTATTGTAATCTTTACGTGCGTGTAACATAGCTTTAAATTTAAATAGATTGTATTATATACTATTGGGTTATCTGTAGTTTTATAGGCGTTCAAATGGTCTCCAATGAGTTACTAACTGCATTTCGTCAGACCAGTCTTCGTTATACCTGAATATTTGTCCATCTTCCAGTTTAATCAGAAAGTCGGTGTTCGCCGGCATTGGATTATCCCTGTCGTTTACATCAATCCATCGCTGGGCCTCTCTTGCACCTAACTGCGCCCAATCAATGTAACAGGTAATGTCCATCCTTTTATGTGCCGGTAAGCTTTGATCTGATAGATAGCGACCAAATGCTACTTCTTCAATTGTTTTCATTGTCTGATATTTAATTTCGTTCTATGTATCTCCAACAGATTGGAATTGTATCGGACTCGAAAAAGTCTCCTTCATCAAGGTGGTACCATTTGGAGCTAATCTGATTGTAACAGAAGAGGTGTGGATAGTTAATCATAGGAACTTTTCCTAAAACAACTGTTCTGTGTTCTGGCAATTCTTCAGTTGGTAAAATCCATCTTTGAGCAAATTCAACACCATGTTTAAAAGCTTCAACATCTAAGATAAATTGAATTTCTTTCTCGTTGTTTCGAGTTTTAGAAAAATCACTTGCTGCTTGTTCAATTGTTTTCATTGTATTTATTGATTGTTAGATAAACGATTATATTCCGATTCCAGAATTTCAATTACATCAGCTGGGGCCGTATATTTTGCACCATCAGGGACGGATAATAAAACACAATCTTCCCCCCATACCAATCCAATACAACTAACCCATTGTAAACCACCATCACAACATATTGTCTGTGGTGCATTAAAATTGACTATTTCGTTTATTTCATCGTAACTGATTGTTGGAAGTTCATTGAATCTTTTGATCAGGCTGTTTAGGATCACTTTTGGATAGTAAATTTTTTGGTATTCTTCGCCTACCATTTTCCAGCCTTTCGGTTTTTCGTCAAACTCAATTGCTGCAATTCCTCCAAATGCAACGTTTTGACCTTTACAAAACCTTTTGCCTCCCAAACTTTTAACTAAAACTTCGGATTCTTTATTGGCTAAGCTGATTTTAACTCCTAATGCCATGAATTTTTCATAGGTTTCATTTCCTTCTGATACTTTGAATTTCATTTTTAAGTTGTTATGAGTTAATTATTCCTTGAAATTGCATCCTGATTTTGATTTGCACTTCATATCCTTTGTTTGCTGGTCACAATATCTATCGTGCAGGCATTCTGAAGGCTCTATCATCTCAACAACAGCAGCCATGAACATCATTTGGCCCATCGCATTATCCTGGTAAGTGTGCGTTTCGCTTATTTTAAGCAAGGCAGGTATTTCGTCAAGGTTATTCGCCTTCATTACTGCTGATAAAATATGAGTATAGGGCTTGAGCTTCTCCTGGTATTCATCTCTGAAGAACCTTTTAGCCGTGTCCCGGCATTGGTAAAGCCTTGCAGCCATTTTAATTGGGTTTTCCATAATTGGTTTCATTTGTATGACTTATGAAATTTTCGTCCGCAATTATTACAGTGCCCATAATGCTTTATATTAATAGGAGTCAAGCAATCGCAAAACTCAATGTTCAAAATAGCTTCAGCCACCCTTATTTTACGGTAAACCTTTACCGGGTATGACTCCATTTTTTCGGCTGCAGCGAAGTCTTCACCGATCGCCAGTGTATTCCCGTTTACATCGATCCATACCCATGCTTCAGCCTTATTTTTCTTATCTGGCAGGATGGCCGGAACCCGGTTGATCCATTCGCGCTTACTATTCAGCGCAAATAAAAATTCCACATTCAATGTTACTTTTTCCATAATACTTTGATTTATTGATTAAAATGGCATATCATCTTCCAATGAACTGCTTATGTCCGGTACAAATAAGCCATCATAGACTATTCCCTGAATCTGAGCGTAGACAGTTTTATTATCAACAGATTCTATTTTGCCAAATGGTCTAAAATATGCTTGTAAATAATTGCGCTTTTTACGCAAGTCGACAATAAAAGCAGAAAGCCACGAGTCGACCATTATCCCTTTATCCAGGTTTACAACTTTCATTTTCAAACCTATTTGTGCTCCCGGAATGGCTCTTAACAATTCTTCTGGAGGTGTCCAGAATTTACCTCCGTCTGTTGAAACCTGAATTTCAAATAAATTTTCCGTTTTATCAAAATCAGTTAATTCCCATCCTTTAGGCAGTAAAATTTCGAGCATTATCGAATTGCTGTCAATACATTTTACACCAGGGAGATTTGTAAACAATACGTTTTTCATTTTTTTAATTATTAATTATTGATTAAAATGGTAATCCGTTTAATTCCTCTCCAGTTGGGATTGTATCATCCTCCTCCATTGCCTGGGCGCTTAGTGTCGAGATAAAGAAACATTCGACTGCCTTATCATCGATCTTCTTGATGATGCGCCGGTCTTCGTTGGCATTGGTACCTGTGCAGACGTGTATCGGGTTCAGCGTGTAACCATGGTACTCGCACCATGCTCCCAAGGATGATTTGAACTGGTTTGATTTGTATTTGCTCGACTGTGACGTGCTCAGTGTTGTTTTGAAATTTTCGAATGCAGCTTCACGTTTGAAGAACACATTGAAATAACCGGCATTGTCCGGACAGACTGCAGGGCGCGGATCAGGAGGTATAACGAAATAGTGGTTTGCCCAGATAAAGAACTCTTCATCTTTCGATACTCCGCGCGTCATCAGTCTGCGCAACTGACGTTTCAACAGATTGTCCATTGGTGGTTGAATCTTGAAAAATCGCATCTGCAGCTGCACACAATAAGCCATGAAGTTGTAGAACTTGATCCATTCCTCTTCTGTGAAATCATCAAACAGTAACTTGCCAAACTTGAGGAGTGGTGAACGTGATTCCTTGTAGTCGTTAAACTTCGTCTTTTCGTGATAGTAGTCCGATGCTGCCCCGTTCAGGATACGTGCGATCGTTGAGCTGTCGACATTTTGCAACTCAAAATTCGAGCTTACAACCATCTTGCCTGAAGTATCGTAAGCAAGGATCTGTTTCGAGATGTGTTTGCTGTTCACTTCGCGGTTACCGGTGACCTGTGTATAGAAGAAATTGAAGTCTGCAAACTCATACAAGTCATCCACTTCGATGATGTTGTGAAACTTCGTGAAGCCATCGTAAAGGAATTCCGTTTTGTCGGTGATGTCCTTGCGCCTGGCACCAATATAGAAGCGTGGCCGGGTGTGCGAAAGTGCTGCACAAAGCAACGATTTTCCGGAGCGTCCGGATGACTGGCCAATCTGCGAGATCTTCATATCCTGGAGAAAAACAAGCCATGGTTTACCCGGATCTTTGTATTGAGAGGTCATATATCCCAATACAAACATCAGGTTGGCCAGCGACAGGTTTTGTTCTTTCGTTTCGGCATCGGTAAGCTTCGAATGATCTTCAATCTCTTTGCGCCAGTGGATGTGTGCAAGGTCGGTCAGAAACTTTGTGAAGATGAAACTATCATCATTAATGGTGACTTCGTAGCGGTCGAGCTCCGGGAAGTTGGCCAGTTCGATATTGCAGTTTTCGCGCTCTTCAGATGTTTTGGCGCCCTTCTGCTTTTCGAGAAGCAAGGCATAGTCCGGAGTAGGTTTCACCTCGATGGCCGGCTGTTTGATCAGCGTGATATTCTTATCGATCACATGGCTGATGATATCGGTCCCCAGTTCCAGTTTGCCCAGGATAAAATTGGGTACATCCTGGTGTTTGACCTTCTCAATCGAATCCTTTTGAATCTTTAGACTGCCATTATTAAAATGAAGGTACTCAGTTCGTTTATCGTGATTGATAAAATTAAGTGATGTCAATTCTTTTAACTCCTGCAGGTTATTTTCTGATATCTGGTTACTCGAATTGATTTTATCGAGGATGGCCACACCATCGATCAGGTTTTTGCTCCGGATCCAGTCTTTTGTAAATCGCTTGATGATCTTTTTGATATTATCCGGATTGATCAGGTCTACAACCTTTCCGTTGATGTGAGCATAGCAATATCCTGCTTTCCGGTGATACGGACTATCAGTCACATAAAAGCCGTGTGATTGAAGGAAATAGTAATAGTTTTCGAGCCCTATATTGTAATTGACAACCTTTTTACCTTTCACATCATCAATCGACTTCTTCCAAAACTTCATCGGAAAACTACTGGCCTTAATAGTGATAAAATTATTGATGGTGTCCTCCAGGTCGACACCTGAGATATTGATAAAATCCTTAATATCCTTGCAGGGATTTCCTCTCCAGTCTTTTTTAAACTTTAGCCATTCCGGAAGCTGGATCGTTACCAGGTCAATGTGACGGTGGGCAAATTTCATGGCCATTTCCTTGCCGGTTGCATCTAGATCCATAAGCTGGTAATGACGTTCACATAAACCATCGAGTGTTTCCCAGACATCCCGGGGAACTTCTGCAGACTCACTGTTTAGCCAGTACACATTAAATCCAAGGCTGGCCATGTTCAGCGCATCCGATTCTCCACTGCAGCGGATCAGGTCCTTTACCTTTGGTTTCTTCCACTCAGGACCTTTATATTCATACTCGCCGGTTTCAGGATTTACAAACTCATTATCCATCGACTGCAGCTGTTTAAGGCCAAAAATGTAATTGGTGGGTTTAGTGCCTACATACCCGAACCGGTATTTTTTATCAAGTTCGTGGGGTTTGTAGATCTTTTTGAAGCTTCCTTCATCGAGCAGGAAGATGGGAAAGTCATCTGTTGACTTGAAGATATGGACAATATCTTTTTTGTATTTTTCACTATAACCAACCATCTCATATTTCACAAGTGATTTCATATTATACCTGTCAACATGACCTAATTCCATATAACGGCCAATGCTTTTAAGATCAATTTCAGTGGGTTTGGGCTTGTATTCAAAGTTGTATTCACCTTTTTTGTCCTCGGGTCCGACTTCTCTCCAGGAGTATTCGGCCTTGTATGAAGGCCGTTTGAAATCGCTTCCTCCGACTTCGCGCCGAACGATCACTTCCTGGATAAAGCGCAGCGAATCGATGTAGATCAGGTTCTCGGCCCAGCCAACATAGCCAATAGCGCTCATGCCCGACATTTCGGACTGATTGCCAAAATCGGTAATTCGCCATGAACCCTTGTACCATGATACTTTGGCTGATGCTGTTTTTTCTGATTCCCTGCACTTTATAAAATGCTTTGTGTCACGAAAATCAACCCCGGGGAAGTAATGCTGAAAGATGGTCAAACCATGCTCCGTTGCATCAAGGATTTTATCTGCGTCAATATAGATCATAGTTTTTTCAGTAAAACGAAACGTACTTGGTTGGTTTGTTCAATCTCAGGATATTTGGCTTTCAGAACATGCGACAGCTTTGCAGCAGACAGACCATACGTCAACAGGCTGAATCCGTTCATTCTTGCGAAATCTTTCATTTCGAATTCCCAGGTATCCATGATTTGAACCTGTGTTTTATCATGTGTTTTCGGGTCCTGCAGTGTGATCACTTCGCCTTCAGCATCGAGTGATTTATAAAGCCATGTTGGCGGAACTGCGATCGCAAAATAATCCTGCTTTGGGATGCCGTGGTGTATAAGGTTTTTCATGGGATGGTTTTTAGATAAAGGGATTAAACAACTGGACTTCAGTTTCAGGATCTATCATCCATTGGTGGCAATTCGTATCGACAATCAGCATTTTACCGATATGTTCTTTAGGCTGGCTTCCACCCAAATCGGGAATAACGATACTGCTAGCTACGGTTCTGAATTTCCGTTGCCCTTTTAATTTAAACCCATCCCCTTCGGTTAATTTGTTTGCTTTCATTTGGCTTGTTTATCAAGTATTTCGTAGATAATGGTCTGCTTTGGGACGCTTAGCCGATTTATATCGTAATTATCTGCTATATAGTCTATTTCATCACGCGTCATATTGTGAAGTTCGATGATATCGTATTGCTTGTGAAAGGTTTTACTAATCTCATCCAACTGGTTAACAGCCTGTTTTAATTCAGGCATCCAAAGTTTAACTTTATAGGGTGCATCTTGCTTTGGTTCAATTTGAAATTCCATCATCTCAAGCGCGTTTCTGATTTCGAATAGCGCTTTTTTTAAGTCTTCCATGGTTTATCTGAATAAAGGGTTAATAATCTGAACACCATAATTATGCTTGGTTGCCAGCTCATTGATATAACGGTCTGTTTTGGCTGCTTCCACATCTTCCTGGTGCACATTGATAGTTTTCTGCGTTGTCTCCAGCTGCAGAGTGAATCCATGATCTTTCACTTTTTTGTTGCAGAAGTATTTCCGGTCGTAAGTATTGGCCATGTGGATCCGTTGGCCGTCTTCGAAAGGAAGGCCATAGGCTTTCTTAAACCAATTGACCATTTCGAGACCCGAAGCGAAACCATCGGCCTGAGCGAGCTTTTGAATTTCATCATTCGATAATTGCACATCATTCACAATTACTTCATAAAAAGTTGCAGCCGATTCCCGGATAGAAATATCTTCGGTTTTCCTGCAGGCGACTTCTCCCAGCTTCTGGCAATTTGTTGTCCGAAGTCCGGAGAACAGGTAAAGCTGATCACCTTTCCGGATGGGCCGTTTCCGTTTTGCCCTGATGGTGGTATACTTTGGTTTTACTCCCGTCCGCTTTGCGTAGTTCTTGTCGAGCATGGCCAAGATACCCGGTGCAAACTCTTTATTAAAATTTAGTGATGGCATGGCTATCCTGATTTATCTTATTGTGAATTCAGATTCGTTTAATTTGATAGATAAGAATTCTTCTGTTTTATGTTTGCAGTCTCCTGCAGAGTTACCCCCAATAGTTGTGGCGAGCAGTTTTCCCCCCAGCTGTTTAAATGTGAACGAGAATAACGCCTGGTATTTACGGTCCCTTACAATCGGGTTAATTATAACGTGCGTAAATTCTAATCCGGATTCTCGCGTGTAAGTTGATACTTCAATAACCCTGTCAAGTAAATAGCATCCTTTTAAAACATTCACCCATACAACGGCAGTATGTCGGTTAAGAATCGAAGCTTTATTCACTATTATAGCCTGGATTACTTTGTGCGAATCAAGTTCAATATAAACGATGCTCCTGATTGGGTGTATTTCATTAAATGTATCAATTTGAGTTTGTAATTGATCTTCGGTTTTTAGTTCCATTTTGTTTGATTATTAGTCTAGTATATAATTTTCTTTCTCAAGTAATTCCTTCATTCTCCTGTCACGTGCCGCTTTTGATACAAATGGCTTCTCGAAGGTTTTCCATTCACTGGTACCGGGACCTTTAAACTTGATCCGGATATTTGGCTGATCATCGCTCCGGAGGATTACGAGTCCTTTTGCGATTACTTTTTGTTGTGAGTTTGCGTCCATGGCTATTCTTTTGTTAGCAGCTGCAGCTGAAGTTTGGTAATACTGACGATTGTATTCACAGAGTTACAAATCTGCTTTGCCTGGGCAACATAGGTAGGATCCTTACGTACTTTATCAATATCTTCAAGCAATGCTTTCGATAAGCTGATGAGTGCTTCTTTGTTTTCGGTATAGATGGCCGGTTCTGTCCTGGGTGTATACTTTGCCGGCAGTGCTGCTTTCTCAAACGGTGGGTTTACTTTTAATTCAACGTATTCTTCAGAAGCAATGCTGGCAGGCTTGAAATTCTCAAGCCAAAGGTCGATCTGCTCTTCATTTTGCTTTTTGAAGATGGTTGGCGTATGGTCTAATTCGACAACTATTTCATATACACCACGTTTATTTTCGAACGATCGGATAACGGCGATCTGATCGCGATAGACAAGCTGTTCGCTGCTATCGATGAAGTTCTGAAGTTTAAGTAAGCTCATTGATTGTTCTCCTTGTTTTAATTTGACTTCTTTTTAATTCAATTAATTCCGGCATTTCGGCGATCGCTGGTCTTAGCTCCCTGTTTCTATGGGTTAATATATTTGTTATATACTTATCGTCAAGCGTGTCGCGACCGATGCACTTCTCCATGTGGTCAATCCGGTTTATCAGTTCCCAGTTATTTGGTTTGCAATCCAGTTTATTGTCGGTCAGGCATCTTAAAATCATACCGGCAGGTATCGGACCATTCACCTGCTCCCAGTTGAAAATCTGTAGGGGTATCCAATTATCAGGTGATATCCGGATATACTTTTCACTTTTAGCATTTTCATAAACCCGAAGGCTTATCGCTCCGTCTGACCTTGTATTGTGAGGAACGTGTCCTTTTGGAAAAAACGAGTTGCTGCATGTCCTCATCCTGATTTTAACTACCTGCTTAGAAGTACGTTTTAATTTCAGTAATTGCAATTTGGCATGTATCGAGTCGGCTGAACGATTGATTAATGCTCCAATTTCAGCATTCGACATTTCTGTGAAATTATCCCTGATAATTTTTTCATCTTCTGAAGTGTACCAATTCCAAACAGAAAGTTTAATTCCCTGCCGGCGAATAAGCTGATATACCTGGTGATGCTTCAGCTTTGCCTGATCGCATATTTCATTAATGCTTAGTGAATTGTAATTTTCCATTACGAAAGCCTTCTGTTGATCGGTTATTATAAACCCGATTCGGTTAAGTTTCATCCGCTTAACCCTTGCTTTTACAGTTGAGAGTTCTCTGTTCAGTTTTTTGGCACAAAAGAGATATCCTTTTTGAGGGTAATTATCTTTCAGGAATTGTTCATCCTGTGAGTTCCATTTGTTGTTCATGGGAATTCGTATCTGGAAGTATCTGGCCATTGACCGGAGTGGGCTACAAGCATCTGGATCTCCTCGGTGTTGTCTTCATCAAAAATGCGGTATCCATGATTCCTTGCATAATAATACTCCCGCATTGCACCTTCGCTTTCAACCCAATCCCTGAGCTGAATAATGCATGTTGCTTTTTCTTTGAGCACTCTCATGCAAAGCTCCATCGCTTCATCCCAGTTCCACGAATCAGGGATCCCAATGTTCAGCGGATTTATCACAGTGGAGACACCCATCATTTTGAGTTTTGCTTCAACGGCTGCAAACTTGAGTTTACAGGCCTCGGGATCCAGTCCGGTAATTTTGCCGGATACGTACATTTTCAATTCCATCTGTTTAAAAATTAAAAGATTGCGTATATGACACCTGCAAAAAAGATCACAACACTTGATACCAGGATAGGTCTGGCTGAATCGATTTCTTTTTGGGTTGGCCGTACCATGTCGAACGATTCCAGCCTTACACCTTGATTGGTACATTCGCCATGCTGATTCCAGGAAACTTGCATGAGGATGCCTGCAGGTGTTTTGATCGCGCCTAAAATTGTCGTTGGGTAGCCTCTCTTTAGGTCATCATAAAACATGTCGGATGATTCGAATGGGAGGTTGCATTTGAGTTTTGAGTTTTCGACCTCTTCTGTTGAGAAACGTGGGTCGAAGAATTCTCTGATAGTTTTTTTAATGCTCATAACGATAGTGGATTAAAATGTTAATAGTTGTTTACGACGAAACCTTTTAGCCACTCTATTCGTATATTTGAAACGTGAATGGCCAACGGCTATTTTGATATTTGATGTTTCTTGAACTGGAACTAAAATTTTGATTGCCCGAGGGCGAGATCTTGCCGGATCTCGCCCTTTTTTGGCAGTTGTTTCCCACCACAACAGGGGAACTAAAATTGAAAGAACGCCGGCTGCCCGCCGTGGGTAATATTTTGGGTGTCTTTGGGGGACGCTATATTAAATTCTTTGAATATGCATATGCCACAAGCTTCCTGTCAGGGGTAGTTTTACCCTTGATACCTGTTTTTGTGTACATGTTATTAATGTGATTGTGGACCGTACAACGGGAAATGAAAAGCTTTTCAGCAATCTCCTCCTCGCTCATTCCAATACAGAAAAGCCTTAATACCAACCTTTCACATTTGCTTAAATCGCTGTTGATCTTTGGAGTGCAAAATCCGAATTTGCAAACCTTTGTTGAACGTGCAGGGCAAAACACATTCTCAATCTTAAAATTAAAGTGCTCGTCAATATCAGGGATTCCATCTTTACAAGAGAAATTGCATGAAAGGAATTGTTTGACGCGCATCGCCACATCAGCCCTCATTCCTCCATGAAGTTTGACCAGCTGATCGTAGGTTTCAGGATATGTTTCCTTGATAGAATTATCGACCTTCAATAACCAGGATATTGGCATGTCTTTGACCGGAGACATCACTCCTGTGGACATATCTTCAACGACCAGGTATTTATTCTCGCTGTTCGTGTAAATCTCAAACATTGAGAAAGGATTTATTTGTAATGATGCTTTGGATCATCATGAGTTCTGCTGGGCGAAAATCTCCCTTCTTCATTCTAAGCGCAAATGTCCTTTCGGAACATTCAAGTTGCTTTACCACCTCGCGCTTAAAGAGCATCTTGACAGCATGATCCAGACCCTGATAATAGTCTGCTGGGTTCAATTTTTCTTCTGTGTTAATCTCGTTCATTGTTTATTGCTTTAAAGTGTGCTATATTTACCGGAGACACTGCAAATATATACAAGTATATGGGTTTATAACAAAAATACTTGTATTAAAATACTCAAATACTTGTTATTTATAATTGATCTTATTATGGAGCTTTCCCCCGTCAATGAAAGGATTAAATTGGTTTTTACGCAAACTGGTCTAACACAGAAGGAATTTGCTGAAAAGATTGGATGTAGACAGCAGGCAATAAGCAATGCAGTCAATAATAAAAATCAGCCAGGCCTTGAATTGATAACAAATATACTTGTCGTGTTTCCTGTTTTTAATACCGATTGGCTTGTATTGGGTAAGGGCGAGATGAAGAAAAGTGATATTCCAGCCTATAATACAGGAGAAGTATTGAAAAAAACTGATGATCCGGAGGTGAAAATCTTTAGCTGTAAAGACTGTATTGAGAAGGAAAAGCGAATCGACGAACTAACCAGGGATGTAAAAAGAGCTGAACATACAATTGGAATACAAGACAAATTAATAGTGGAGTATGAAACACAACTTGGAAAAAACGTCAAAGTATCCTGAGAGTGGTGCATAGTTGTCTTCGGATTTTTTGCATTTGGGTTTTTGAATTTATTGCAGATACTTAATACTATTATATATGGGATTCTTTTCGAAAAAACCAAAACTTAATTTACTGGACGTTCTTGAATTTGACTTAACTAAATATCCAGACGATTCCTTCATTATTGATAAAATTCATTCAACTGACGATCGGACTGTTTATTTTAACAATGAATTTGATAATAAATTTTTTGGACTGTTCACTGAACTGTCAATACTATGCTTTAATAACTCACCCGCTCGCAATTTTCTATTTAGATGTTCTACGCCGGAGTTCGATAAATATGATCTGCCTGATTTCATACAAAAAATATTCAATATTTATGGTAAAGACGACTATGGGAAAGGTCTTTATATTAGGCAGGATTCAGAGGATATTGAAGACAACCATTATTCAGGAAGGTTCTGGATGAACGAAAAATTGCCTTATACCTGTGTTCTTTCTTATGACGAAGAAGAAGGGTTATCATTTACAATATGGACAA